CTATAATAAGTCTTTTCTTCATTTTCAAACGGAATTATATATAACCATTTTATTTTTTTAGCTCTCTCTACAAAATCACCAAATTCTTTTATTTTATCATATGACTTAAAGTACAATGTTCCTTTTGGTTTTTTTTGTTCAATTTTTCTATTATTTTCAATAAATTCATTTTCAGATTGTACAAAGTCAACACTATAAGCATATCCTAGCTCAGAAGGAGATACAAGAAAACAGCCTTCTTCTAAATTATCTAATCTAAATTGTTGCCCTTTTTCATTTTCAAGTATAAATCTTCTTACTTTCATCATTTTCATCTCCTTCTACATTACTTCTCCAAACTTATTATTGACGGATGTAATAACAAATCTTCCTGCCACATCTTTATCAATTATTATTTGTGCATCCAAATTTTTTACAGCAGTTACAAAAGATTTCGTTATATTTTCTAATGTCAATTGATTTGATGTATCTGCTTTTGTTACTGTTGAATTAATATCAAATTCCGTTGGGATTGATGCAGACATATTATTCGATACTGTTTTCATTGTATCAGAAAATCCCTCTCCTACACCTAAGGCAAGGTTTGTTCCTATTTCATCTTTAAATACTTTTGAAGGTGAATGTATTCCAAAAAAAGCCTTAATACCATTTAAAATATTTCCACACCATTCTTTAACTTTTCCAATCAACCAATCTTTTGCATTTTTTATTCCTTCCCAAATACCAGATACAAGATTTTTTCCAACTTCATGCATATTAGAGAAATAATTTGCAAAACCATGTACTAATGAACTTATGATTTGAGGAATTTTGCTAATTAGCTGAGGAATAGCTTTTATTAGTCCTTCTGCAAGTTTTATTGTAAGTGTAATACCTGCTTGTACCAATTTGGGTACATTGTTTGATATTGCCATATATAATTTATCAATAATTTCTGGTATTTTATCAATCAACTGTGGTAATGCATTTATTAATCCTTCTGCCAAACCTATTAGCAATTGTATTCCTGCGTCAATTATCATATCTATATTATCTAACAATGAATTTACAATTGTTACAATAGTTTCTACCATTTGAGGAACTAAAGTAGGCAATTGTTCGGCAAGTCCTTGTACTAATGCAACAATAATCTGTATTCCGCCATCGATTATTTGCGGTAGCATTTCAATTAAAGTCGTTAACAATGTGTTTATTATTTGATTTGCCCCTTCCATAATTGCAGGTAAATTTGTCATAATACCTTGTAATAATGTATTTAATATTTGAACTCCAGAATCCAGTAATGTTAGCAAGTTTTCATTAATTTTTGTAATAACTGCTGGTAATACTGCTGTAATACCGTTTGCTATTTCTTGAACTCGTGGTAATATATTTTGGCTGGCTGTCATTACACTGTCTATTAAATTATTTACCAAATTTCCTACGTTTCCAGTATCACCTGTTGCTATTCCTGTCAACATATTTTGCCACGCTGATTTCATTGCAGAGACAGAACCTTGAATCGTTGTACTTGCTTCTTTCGCTGTTGTTCCAGTTATTCCTAATTCGCCTTGAATTACATGTATTGCTTGATAGACATCATTTAAATTGCTTATATCATATTTTACACCTGTAATCTTTTCTGCATCCGAAAGTAATCTTTGCATTTCTTCTTTGGTTCCACCATAACCAAGTTTTAAGTTATCAAGCATTGTATAATTTTGTTTTGCAAATCCTTGATAAGCATTTTGTATTAATGACATATCTGTTCCCATTTTGTTTGCATTATCTGCCATATCTGTTACTGCCATATTTCCTACTTCTGCTACTTTTGCTGTATCACCATTTAAAGATTGAAGCAAACTAGCACTAAAGCCAGTTATTGTTTCCATATAATCATTTGCAGATAATCCTGCAGTTTTATATGCATTGTTTGCATAGTTTTCAACTGTACTAGCATTATCTTTGAATAATGTTTCTACACCACCTACAAGCTGTTCATAATCTGCATAGCTATCTAACGTCTGCTTTCCAACGCTTAAAAACGTAGAACCAATTTGTTTAATGCCATTTCCTACTGCTTTTAATCCACTTGTAATAAAATCACCTAAAACATTTGCTTTTAACAGATCTCCAAATTTTATTGCTCCTTGACCTGCATCATCAAAACCATTCTTCATCTCTTTAAGTTCTTTATTACTCTTGCCTGTTGCATTTTCCATTTGTACTAATTGTGTTTCTGCATTATTTAGTTGAGTTTTAAAAGTTTTAACTTTTTCATTATTTGAACCATATTCTTTTTCCGCTTCTAATAGTGCACTTCTTAAACTGCTGATTTTTTCTTTTTGTTCTTGAATGGTTGTATTCATATTTGTATAAGCATTTTTAGTTTCCTTCACTGTTTTATCTCCAGATGAAAACTGTGTATTTGTTAATTTTAGTTCACTTGAAACTTCTTTTAAATTAGTTGTTATATCTCTTAAAGCTTTTCTGTATTCACTCTCTCCTGTTAATTTGACTGTTCCTCCAAAACTTGATGCCATTTTTTCACCTTCTTTATTTATAAAAATCTATATAATAAAGAAAGGTATTGGGTAACTACTTCACTAACTCTGTATGTGCGTGTTCCTCACTCTTTTCTTTTTGTATTCGTATTTTATTTTTGCATCTTGTGCATTTTATTTCTCCTTCAATGTGACTTATAAAAAGCAGAGTTTGTCCACATTGAGGGCATTTAATTTTTTCCATCTTATTCATCACTAAACATTTCTCCTTGATGATTTATTCTTTCTTCCATTTCTTCATATGTTATATGTTTTAATTTAAAATCATAATCGTTTTTATAATGCTTATATAATTTCAGAAATTTTGATAAAGTCATTCTCCCCACTTCTTTTTCACTAAAACCTAATAAGCAATGTCCAATAAATAATATCCACGAGAAATCAATAATAAATTCTTCATCCTCGTGGATTACACGTTTTTTTCTTCTTCGTTTTTCTTTGTTGATTCAATTACTGTTTCTTGAACTTTGTCTGTTAATCTCTTCATTCCTAATTCTGTTATAAGTCTTCCAACTTGTTTTGCTGTTAAAAATTCTCTTTTTGTTTCTAAGTTTTCATTTTCAATGTCTATTCCTTCGTTAATCATTTCAGTTATTCCAAATTTTAATGCTCCAATGTTTGGTTCTTGTTTTTTACTGTCTGTCATATCTCCCCATTTTTCATATGAACCATATTTATCTTGTATTTTTTCAATTACATTCATTGTAAATGCCAACGGATACTCTGTATCTCCACATTTAAAATGTTTTATAGTATTTGTCATTTTTTACC